AACAAAAGAGGTCATTACCCGAAGCAATATATAGACAAGAATACCTTGCAGAGTTCCAAGATAGTGAAGGTGCAGTATTTAGTAATATAGATGGTTCTTGTATCTTATCAGAGTGGCAACAAGCAAAGGGTAGGTTATACGCAGGGTTAGATGTTGGGACAAAGCAGGATTACACCGTGATGACTATAATGGATGAGTTAGGTAGAGTAGTATATGCTTGGAGAGATAGAGGACTACCTTATAATAGTATCGTAAGTAAAGTAGTGAGCATTGCTAAATCATACAAACCTTCAGTATTCTTATGTGAGACCAACGGCATTGGTGACCCAGTCTATGAAGCAATAAAGAAACAATATAGTAGGGTTGAACCATTTATAACGACCAATACGAGCAAAGAGAATATGGTAAGAAGACTTATAGGTGATATGGAAGATAATGCTTTAGAACTACCCTCACCTACCTTATTCCCTGCCTTATACCACGAACTACAATCCTACCAATACGAGATGCTCCCAAGTGGTAAGATACGATATAGTCACCCATCGGGATTACACGATGATGCAGTGGATAGTTTGATGTTAGCAAACTGGGCAAGGACTGCCAAGTCACATAGTAGGAAGAAGATGGTTATATCATCTATTAGGTGATACACACCAACGAGTAATAAACAATATAAAGTAGAAAGGAAGATTATGGGAAAGATACAAGTGCAACTACCTGATGTATTTAGCATTAAACACTATAAAGCATTAGGAGAACACGAACATTTAGATGAACTTGAGAAAGTAGTGCTCACTGTTGCTGCGACTACCGAACATAGCAAAGAGGAAGTGATGAGATGGAACATCAACGACTTGCTTTCAGTCTATAAAGGTGTAGCAGAGATGTTAGATGATACACCACAAGAGTTCTACCCTATCTTTACTTTCAAGGACATTACCTATGGTTTCCAACCCCTATCTGCTATGTCAGTTAGTGAATGGATTGACCTTGACCGAAGATTGGAAGACCCCATAGGGAACTTGGAGCAAATCCTTGCTATTCTATATAGACCCATCACAAGTGATAAGTTTGATGGTATGGAATGGAAGGTTCGTAATGGTATAAAGACTTTGCTTGGAAAGCAAGAGAATATGTTTAAGTATTACGAGATTGAGGACTACGATGTAGAGAAGAGGGACTGGAGAGCAGACATCTTTGAAGACTTACCATTAGGGGTGGCATTGGGTTGTCTCACTTTTTTTTTGGGCTTCGGAATGATGTTACAAAAAGATTTAGCACTCTCTTCCCCAACAATGACCCCGACCCAGAAGAAGGAGATGGTGAAGAAGTTAGACAAGGCCCTTCAATCGCTCAACACTTCGGGTGGCTCTTCGTATTACGAAACCTCAGTCCTCAAATCTTACACATCACAGGGAAAGACTCCTTTTTAGATGTTAATATAATCTTTCTATTTAACTATATGAGCATGGAGTTAGATATAAAGAAAGAAGAGGAAAGAAAGAGAAGGCAAGAACAAATGATAAACGGGACTTATAGATGATAAACTACAAAGAGATAGTAGACCTATTTGAGACTGCAGTAACCGACCATAGTTACATTCAGTATTTCAAGCATGGGACAATAGACAATATAGATGTAGCAGTAAATGCTCCACTACCTATGGCATTCCTTAGACCATTACAATCTACTGGCTTACTCACTGGGACAAGTGGTAGAAATAGAGAACTAACCTTTGAGTTGTATGTATTAGACCAACCAAAGATTAGTGATGAAGATGGTAGGTTAGTGCTCTCCAATACGGAACAAGCATCGTATGACCTTTTCTCATTTTTCTATGATGGGTCGTATCAGCAATCTATGGATATAGAGATGGATAGTATTATTCCAGTCAATGAAGCATTCCAAAATAGATTGAGTGGTTGGGTTTCAACTATTAGAATAATCACATCTGCTCAAGGCATTTCATATTGTAATATACCATAATGAGTGATTTTCCAAACATACGAGAAGCATTAGAAGATGGTGGACAACGCATCGTTGATGTAATGGTAAATGCTCTACAAGAGAAGGGTGCCATTTTTCAAGGTGAGTTAGCAAAGTCCATCAACTACAAGGTAAGTGAAACCAATAGTGGTGCTCAACTTTCTATCTCTATGTTAGAGAGAGGGCAGTTCCTTGATGAAGGTGTCAATGGTCTCAATCGTAATGTAGGTTCTCGTTTCTCGTATGGGAATAAGATGCCCCCACCACAAGCATTATCTACTTGGACCAGAGTAAAGTTGGGGAACGATGTATCACCTTACGCAGTTGCTAAAGGAATACAACAAAAGGGTATCAAACCAAGAAACTTTATACAACCATCTCTTGCTGATGGGGTTAGGTATATGGAAGGTGCATTTGAGGAAGCAGGACAAAAAGATATAGAAGCAATCATTACCCAGGTCGGTAAAGAAAGTAAAATAGAGGTTAAATAGCATGGCGATTACGATTAGACAAGAACCCACAACACCAAATCAGGTAAATGCTGATTTGTTATACTTATTGAGTTCAGACAACTCTGATGAACCACAGTTTCAGTTTGTGATGGAAGTGAGTGATGGAACGGACACTTATACATTCAAGCAACAACCAAATCCTAACGATAGGGCAGTCTTTGACTTGGGTGGAGTTGCTCCAGACTTTCTAAACTATGATACACCTTGGAAAACCAAGTTTGTGACTACATCTACAAATAGTGGTAAAGAAATCTCTACGGTCTTCTATGAGGAATATGGGACATCTACAACCTCTTCAGTAGCAAGGTATAATGGTATTAGTGGTTCGGGTGTTTATGTATTAGATGGTGTAGTAGAAAGAAATAGTAATGATGATTGGAACTTTGCTTCCTCATCGTATTATGCAGCAGATAGTGCATCTTATACTGAAACCTTCTCTTACCAACATGCTTTGACTAACGCTCCTCTAACACAATCTATTAGAGAAGATGAATATGCAACTCTATCCTTTATCAACGGAAACTTTGATGATAGCACACAAGATGCACAAGACATCTATTATATCCAACTTATTTGGTATAACGAAGCAGGGTCACAAATCCAAACCAACGATTGGGAGAACATAAACTTTGGTGATGCTGATGGTGGACCAAGAACATCTGCTTCTCAGTTTTGGTCGGCAGTGGCAACTAACCAAGACAATGGGACAAGACTAATACACATTGCTGCAGGACCTCAAAACTTTGATGATGGTGGTTTCCCTATCCCATCTAACTGGGCATATTACGAACTCACAATAACAGGTCAAGGTGATGATGGGTTAGAGAATAGTGATGCAGTATACGCAAAGAGAAGATACACAAAGAGTGAAGGTGAGTGTGGATATTCAGGCACACGATTTGCTTTCCTAAATGAACTTGGTGGTTACGACTACTTCTCATTTGATTTAGCAGATACTAAACAAGACAATATAACAAGGGAGAGTTTTGAGCAATCATTCATCAACTACAACACGGGTGGGGCATCAGTCCCTTACAATAAATCACGCAGAGGTGATAAGATATATTCTATCTCATACCAAGAGACACGAACTGCCGAAAGTGATTACCTCACACAAGCAGAAGCAGATTGGTTGAGAGAACTACTTGAGTCACCAAATGTATTTGTGCAAGAAGGAACTGATTTCTTACCAGTGATTATAACGAACTCACAATACCAATACAAAACTAATCCTCGCTCACAAAAGATGTATACCTTGAGCATACAATACAAGATGTCTAACCAAAGAAGAAGTAGGTAAGTATGAATAACTTAGTATTACGATGCACATATGATGGTGTAAGGTATGACCTTGATACACTAACTGATATATCCTTTAGAGTAGATATTTCAGCAGTAGAGAATACAAGCATAGGTAGTATCTTTGGTGTTGCTTCACAACAGTTTGATTTACCAGGTAGTAAGAACAACGATAAGTTCTTTTCTGCTGCTTATCAAATCAACTCTGCTTTTGGTAGAGGGTTTAAGAATAGTGTAGAGTGTCAAGTTCTACAAAATGGTAATGAGATATACAAAGGTAATCTTATCCTTGATGAGGTAGTGACTGATGGTAAGACCAATACAACCTACAAGGTTACGATTGTAAACGAGACCATAGATTTCCAAACAACTATCCAAAACCAATACATTAGAGATTTGGACTTTAGTGATTTGGAGCACGAATACACGATGGCAAACATCACTGCTTCGTTTGAGACCTCATCATTCTTATCAGGTGATGTGTTCTATCCTTTGGTTGATTATGGGACTGATGGAACAAACAATACTTTACCTATCTTAGAGGCAGGTGGTGAAAGTGGTAAGTTTGATAATCAGAACTCACCGATGCAACAAGTTCAGTTCAAACCTGCCATTAGAACTAAAGTCCTTATAGATAAAATCTTTGAGTCAGTAGGTTATGAATACTCATCATCGTTCTTTAATAGTGATGATTTCATAAACACATATGTCCTTACTACACCAAGTGATAAGTTGGGTATCCAATCTCAAGGATACCAAGATGATGGTTTCAATGTGCAACTATCTTCATCAGTAGAGACTATTACCGCAGGACCTGGGTATGCAAAGCAATACTACCCACAAGAGAACTATGACCCTGCTAATGGATACAATACCTCTACATCAACTTTCACAATCCCTACAACTGGGAACTATGCATTTAAGATTGAAGGTGATGTAGATTGTCCTGATGGGACTGGTGGTGGAGCACCCGACATCAAGTCTTACCAAATCAACCTTCGTGTAAATGGTATTACAGTCTTCCAACAACTATACGACTTTGTTGGGTCAACCGCAGGTCACATTACATTTACAACACCTGGTATCCAACTAAATGTTGGTGATGAGATTGAGATATATAGAAGATATATTAT